CTGTCGATCGCACGCAGCGCGAGGCCGATTGCCCAGGAGCGTGCAGCGTGAACAGACATCTGGCGGATGATCAGGGAGTCCAGCGATGAATGCCGCCCCTTCAATCAACCTCGCGCGTATGGCGTGGAAGCTTGCGCAGATTCGCGCGTTCGGCAGCAACCTCTTCCTCTTTCGACCCGTCGAGAGAAATTTGGTTGAGCCAGGTCCGACCGGGACTCCAGCCAGCCTCGAGTATTACCAGATACTGCGACGTCTCGAAGATGGGGAGGCACCATGAACGCAGCTCTGAAGCCACTGCTCACCTCGCGTACCGAGTACATCGGCTTTCGGCTGGTGAGCGGCGACAACTACGAGGAGTGGGTCGCGCTGAACGTGGACGCGATCGCGAACAACTTTTTCCTTGGCGGCGGTACCGATCTCGACAAGCTCGCGGCCTTCTGCGCGAGCGAGTGGGAGAAGGAACGAGACCGCCGTGATGACTACGCCAACTTCCTGAAGGTGTACTGAAATGCACTTCCGAACCGCTCGACACATGTGGACACCCACCAGCAAGGTCGTACCTATCCGCCCCGTCGACCAGGTAAACGAGGACACGGCCGGCCAGATGCTTGGCCAGTTGAACGAACGCGAGCTCGATGAGCACGTTCAGCTTCTCGACGCGGATCACAAGATCAAGCGCGCAGCCTACACGGCCGTCGCTACCGCACTGGCGCGAGCGCTCAACGAGCAGGTGAAGCGTCGTGGCTGAGTCAGTGGCTGACGAGGTTGTTCCGCCTCTGCACTTTGGGCCCGTCTATGGCGATCGGCTCGTACCGCGTGGCGATTCTCTAGCCGCGTGCAGGCCCGGTCCGCACAAGCCGGCCAGCATGACGACGCACAAGCCTTGGGTGACATGCGAGGCCTGCAAGCAGAGCGAGGCGTACCGCAATGGCTGAGTCACTCCCCAATGACCTTCGCCTCGCGCTCGACGGTCCGAAAGGCTCTCTCGACGCGTACTTGGAGATCGCCGATGAAGCTCAGGTTCGGCGCGACATCCGGGACCTGATCGGCGACACCACACGCGAGCGTCGCCTGTTCGCCGCGATGGCGATGCAGGGCTTGATCCCGACGCTGCCAACAATCAAATCTAACAATGGCGCGCCAGTCACAGAGGCCGTCATCGCGGAGCAAGCGGTGGTTTTCGCCGATGCACTGCTCTCCGCACTCCTTGTTCCGGAGGAAAAGAAGTGATCGCTCGTGCACAGCCGGCCGATGTCTACAACGCGAAGTGGATTGCGCGTGTGAAGGCGCGTTGCGTGGTCGACGCGAACGGCTGCTGGCTCTGGCAGGGCTTTCGCAATCACAAAGGCTACGGTTACACGACGTTCCGCAGCCGGCCGGTGGCATGCCATCGGCAGATGCTGAAGCTGACTATGTCGGTTGCACTGAAGACCGAGGAGTTTGCCTGCCATCGCTGCGATGTCCGTAACTGCTGCAATCCTGAGCATCTGTTCGTCGGATCAACGTCTGAGAATCAGCAGGACTCGATAGCGAAGCGCCGACAGCGGAACACGAAGAAAACGCACTGCTGGCGCGGCCATCCGCTCTCGGGCGACAACGTCAACATCGTGCCGGCAGGTCGGCAGTGCAAAGCCTGTTGCGTCGGCAATCATCGCGTTCGCGTTGGCTGGCCGGAGGATCTCGCCTATTCGCTGCCGCCGCGCGCGAAGCTTCCGCCTGGCGTGAAGCGCCTGAAATACAAGCTGCGGCACGGGCGCAAGGAACATCACCGTGAAGTAATTGGGGAGTTCACATGAACGACCGATCAGTGGCCTCAAAGGACCAAGTACCGGAGTTGCCAGCGGAGCTTCGGCGCGCGGCCAAGATCAGCACCAGCGGGTATTGGGCCGGCGTGCTGCTCACGGCAGCAGATGAGATCGAAGCAGCCCGACGACGCGAAGGCGAGACGACAGAGTTCAGGCTCCTGCCGATTGAGCGCGATGAGCTGATTCGCTGGCACCGGATGTGCGCTCAGGTCTCCGAGCAGACCGACGATTTCGCCGGGGCGCGCCGGCACCGCGAACGGCTCACGGAGCTGACACCGCCATCTCCGAAAACAACACCAGCTCTACCCGACCGGATCATGAAGGAGCCGCAGTAATGGACGACCTCGAAGTCCTCGCCTTTCAGCTCGCCCTAATCGTGGGCGCGTTCTGCCTGGGCGCGGTACTTGGTGCGCGTGATCGCCGCCGCCTGCCGCCGCCAGATCCAAAAACGAATCGCAACTTCGGAGAATCCTCGTGAACGCAGTAGTGCAGCAGGAAATCCCGGGCCTGCCGGTAGTGAACATCACGCCGATGCAGCTGGTCGAGCGGGCCATGATGGCGGGCAACCTCGAGCTGGTCGAGAAGTTCATGGCGCTTCAGGAGCGCTGGGAAGCTCGCCAAGCGCGCAAGGCCTTCGATGCCGCGATAGCGGCGGCGAAAGCCGAGATCAAGCCGATCCTGAAAAAGCAGGAAGTGGACTTTCCCGCGAAGAACGGCGGCAGCCGTACGAACTACAAGTACGAGGGATTCTCCGACATCGCGGAGCACGTGGACCCGATCCTGGCGAAGCACGGTCTCTCGTATCGGCACCGCCCGAAGCAGGAAGGGAAGATCCTGACGATCACCTGCATCCTTTCGCATCGCGATGGCTGTTCCGAAGAAACGAGCCTCTTCGCCGGCAACGACGAGAGCGGCAACAAGAACTCCATCCAGAGCATCGGGAGCACGGCCACCTACCTTCAGCGCTACACGCTGAAGTTGGCCCTTGGCCTGGCTGCGGCGAAGGACGATGACGGTAAGGGCGCAGACGCTGAGGAGAATGAGCCCACCCTGACCGAGGACGAGATCGCGAACCTCGAAGCGCTCATCACCGAGGTGGGCGCGGACAAGGCGAAGTTCCTCGCTTACCTGAAGGTTGAATCGCTCAACGTCATCTGGCGCAAGAAATACAAGGACGTTGTGCGACTGCTGGAGGACAAGCGCAAATGATCGAGATCTTCAATTTCGAGCAGGGGTCGCCTGAGTGGATCGCATGCCGTCTTGGCATCCCCACGGCGAGCAAGTTCGGAACGATCCTCGCGAAGGGCCGGGACGGTGGCGCCTCAAAGACGCGCAAGGAGTATCTGTTCAAGCTCCTGGGCGAACGCGTAACCGGCGAGCAGATGTACAACTATCAGAACGACCACATGGAACGCGGCAAGGAGATGGAAGACGAGGCTCGCAACTACTACGCGTTCATGACGGACGCCGAACCGCAGCGCGTGGGGTTCATCAAGAACTTCGGCGCTGGCTGTAGCCCCGACTCGCTCGTCGGCAACGACGGCATGCTGGAGATCAAAACGAAGCTTCCGCATATCCAGTGCGAACTGCTGGTGACTGGAGTGTTCCCGTCTGAGCACATCCCGCAGCTTCAAGGGCAGCTCTGGATCGCGGAGCGCGAGTGGGTCGACTTCGAATCGTACTGGCCAAAAACTCGACCATTCATCAAGCGGGTCTATCGCGATGAGCCCTATATCCTCGATCTGGCGAAGGCGGTCGACATCTTCATGAACGAGCTCGCCACGATGGAAGGCGTGCTGGAGGATCAGAAGATGCATCAACTGCTGCGAGCCTCCATCAAAGCGGCGCGCGCCGAGGCTGCCACGTGAATCGTCCCGCCCCCACGCCGATTGCCTGCCCGAAGCGGAAGTGCGCCCGTTGTCGGCTCTATCGATCCCCGTCCCATGGTAGCCGGCGTCCCGGCGGGAGTCGGCGTGGGGATTCGGGGTTCATCTGCGCCGAGTGCACCGGCAAGAGGAGCGCAGCGTAATGGCCGAAATCTTCCTCAAGCGCACGCTCTCCGGCTGGGTGCCTGACGACCCCGAGAGCTATGGCGCCTGGCAGCGGCAGAAGGTCGGCAAGGTCTACCGCGCCGAAGTGAAGGAGCCGCGCAACTACAAGGCTCACTGCCTTTTCATGGTGCTGCTGAACGAGGTCACATTCCCAAATCAGAGCACTTTCGTCAGCGCGCGAGCATTTCGGCGCGCTGTGGCCCTCGCCGCCGGACATACCGAGGAGTTCATGACGCTGGAGGGGGAAGTGCAGCGGATACCCCTCCCTTTCGATTACGAGCACCTTCCTGACGAATCCGACTTCACGAAGGTGTTCGGCGCGGCGATGACTGTCTGCGCGGCGATACTGGGCACAACCTGCCCGGATCTCGAGCAGGAGGTCGCGCGCTATGCCAATGAGCAGTATGGCGGGATCGAGTGCCCGCGGATCTTCCGCGAGCCGGCGAAGGTGCGCGCAGCATGATCTGGCACGCGAACCAGAAGCCGTGGACGAAGGTCGAGCTCGCCCGAGCCGCCCGTATGGCCGACGTGATCGGCTGCATCTTCTGCGGGCTGATGGGTGACAAGGGCCCATGCGACGTTCGCCACCACATCATTAGCGGCAACAAGCGAATGGGCCACTGGTACACCCTCCCTGTCTGCGTGAAGCACCACGGGATGTGTCACGACAGCACGTTCGGCTACCGCGTACAGATCGATACCTGGCTCAAGGTGCAGCACATTCTTGCTCTGCCCGACGAGTTGCCGAAATCCAAGATCGTGCCTCGGCGTGAGCTGAAGGCCGAAGCTCAGGAAGTAAAGCTATGAGTCACACCCCCGGCCCGTGGCATTGGGACAGCGATCCCATCAAGGGCGATCCGTATGACCGCGTGCGATATCGCGTCTGCGCTCTCGGCAAGACAGTCACGCAGGTCTACTACAGCAGCTTCGAGGGCGGCCCTACAAACGCCGAGGACGATGCACGGCTGATTGCCGCTGCCCCGGATCTGCTTCAGTCGGTTCGCGAACTTGCGGGATGGCTGGTCGAGAGCGAGCAGGCAGTACCGCGCATCTATCTGGAACGCGCGCGCGCCGCCATCGCCAAGGTGGAGCGCGTCAAGGCATGACCAACTCAGCTCTTGGAGATCACAGGTAGTCATCGATGCTCAGGAACGCCTTGAAAACGAAGTGCGGTCGCGGTCACGATTTGACCGACCCGGAGAACACTCGGCTCTACGACGGCAAGCGACAGTGCGTCGTCTGCCAGCGTGGCTATCAGCGCATCCGAGCCGGCTGGCCGGTAGAGCTTGCATTCACGTTCCCGAAGCATCAGGCCGGACAACGGCCACCGGGCTACAGCAAGGCATGGGAGGAAGGCGAGCAGCGCCCAGTGCTGCGTCCCGTGAAGCCTCTAATGCAGCGCTTCATGGACAACGTCGTGCTCGGCCAGGGATGCTGGGAGTGGACTGGCCCGAAGAATGAGCACGGCTACGGCCGCTTCTACTTCGAAGGCCGCAACCAGAAAGCTCATCGCGTTGCCTACCAGCTCCTGATCGGACCGATCCCGACCTACGAGGGCGGCAAGGATGGCGTGATGATTCTCCACAGTTGCGACAACCGGCTTTGCGTGAACCCGCTTCATCTGCGGATAGGGAACGCGGCCGACAACATCAACGATGCGAAGGCGCGAGGCCGGCTGATGGGGAACAAGCACCGCCGCTATCTCACAGGAACCGCAACATGAGCGATGACGTTCTCCGCACCGACCTTAAGCTCTGTCCCGATTGCGACGAGCCTAAGCTATCGAGCGCTGACGGCGTCCTCGGCTGCACCAACTGCGGGTGGTCTGAGGAAGATTGTGAGCTGCTGGCGATCGACTGCTTCCATTGCGGCCCGCGCGAGGTTGCTGAAGGAAAGTGCGACTGCACGAGGAAGGTCTACGGTGGTTGAGGGCGAAACTAATCTGGGCGCCATGCTGCGCACCTTCATGGCGATGGAGCGCTGGTCGATGCGCAAGCTCGGACCTGAGATCGGTATCAGCGCGGCCACCTTGCATCGCGTGTGTTCTGGCTACGCGATGGACGCGGACACCCTGATGAAGGTTATCAACTGGATGCTGAGGACCCGCAAGTGAGTGACCAACATCTGGCCACTGAAGATCGGGTCTACCAGATCCGTCGCCACCATGCCGCTGGGGATCACTACGCAGAGCTTGGACAAGCGGCTATCGGTGAGCTACTGACCGAGATCGACCGCCTGACGCGCGCAGTGGAGTCGTCGGGGCTCAAGCGCCTTCAGGCCGACATCGAGCGGGACTGCGCGGTGGAGGATGTGGCGAGGTTAGCGCGCGAGCTTGCCGAGGTGCGCGCGGAGCTTGCGACGCACGAGCCATGGCGAGCGCAGCATGTACCGAAAGCATCTGGTCGCGGGCATTGCGTGTACGCGGATGAAGTGCCGCCGATCGCTGGCGATGTGGGAGGTGGCAAATGAAGCTGATTGACGAGCGCAGCCAGGTTGCTGAAGTCGCCGCTCGCTGGAAAGAGCAGTACTACTACGGGCCTAGCGATGGCTGGGGGAAAACGCTGCTCGGCGACACAAAGACGATCTACGAGAAGCTGAAGCAGCTACCGAAGGACGCCACGGCGCGCGATGTGGCAGCGATCATCGGCAATGACTCGTGGGCTGGCCCATTCAACTGCAACGAGTGCGGCGAGAAGTCCGAGCGTTGCGTCGAAGTTGGCCAACAGGAAGAGCGCACAAGCTACGTATGCGAGCCCTGCCTACGAAAGGCGCTTGCGCTATTCGAGCCGCGACAAGGCACAAGGGGATGAAGTATGAAGATTGAAGATCTGGATACGTACGACTGGAAGGAAGCGTTCGGCTACGCGAGCGACTTCAAGATCGAGGATGTTGCCACGATCGAAAATGCCGTGGAGGGCGAGAACGACGGCGACGATTGGATCATCTTCGGCACGCTGAAGGACGGCCGGTGGTTCTCGCTGAAGGCCGGCTGCGACTACACGGGCTGGGACTGCCAGGCATCTGGTAACTCGCATACGGCGGCCACGCGTGACGAACTGATCCGCATGGGGATGGACGCAGGCACGCGCAAGCGCTTCGATCTGATGCTGCCCGGCGAGTCGCTGTGAGCGAGAGATCAGCTACATGAACATGATTCGTACCGACCCGATGGAGCAGGAAGCACGCTTTGTGCGGATGGTGCTGGTGGAATGCTTCGTCGCGGCTCCCACCTGGAGCGACATGCAGAAGATCGGCGAGGCCCTGTCGAAGCTCAACCGCATCGAGAAGGATATGCGCGCCGAGTGTCACCACCTGAACCCAGATCCGGCCGCCGCCGGCCAATGCTCCGCAGGCAATGGAGGATCAGCTAAGTGAGCAAGCTCGATATCGCCTGCCTGTTCCTCGGCATCGGACTGTGCATCGGTATGTGGGTAACGCAGCTTCTGTGGCGCGTGAAAGTCCGCGATACAGTGAAGTACGGGCTGCGCCTGGAAGTCGGTGGACGACTCTACGACATCAGCAAAACGCCTCCACGACCCGATCCCAGCGCAGGAGAACGTACGCCGTGAAGTACGAGTGGGTGCGCGTGCCGATTATTGAGCCGATCAACCCGGGCGATTTCTTCGAGCACACTCCGCTCGATTGGCGCAAGGGCGAATACCCTCGCTTCATTCGCCCAGTTGGCCCCCGGCTGGGAGATCATCCGTGGCGCTGGGAGAGACGTCCTTCAACCGTGGGAAAAGCTCATGAGTGAAGCAATGAACAGGCTGGAGCAGAAGCTCGCCGACCGCCTGTATAGGTACGTCAAAGAAGATCGCGAATCGAGCGAGATCATCGCCCAGACCATCCGGCTGATGATCGATCGCGCCGTTTTCGAGATGGAGGCAGAGCGAGTTACAGGCCCCACGACAGAACATCATCAGGAGAAATCATGAACTTCTATGACGTCGATATTCTCGATACCAAGTCCGGGGAGACCAAGCGCTGCCCCATGCTCTGCGGATGGATGGAAGGCGAAGACGGATCGATCGAAATGTGGCGCACCAAGATGTGCGATTGTAATTTAGGCGGGTATCACGCCCGGCTCCAGTACAAAGACAGCCGAACTGGAGAGGTTTCCTGGGCACAGCACTCATTTTCTGCGGAGCAGTTCGTCAAGGCATGCGGCGATCACTCGATGCCGCCGAAGCGGTTCATTGCCCTCAAGGCTTATCTTCGCGACGGTCGCGTGATCGATTTGCAGGAAGCTCTGGCGAAGGCCGCCTGAGCTTCTGATCAACCAGGAGAGCATCAGTCGTGAGAGAACGAGCAAGCGAACTCGAATACCTGAAGTGGTTTCGCATCAACGCCGACTTCGGTCCGGCCGATGGCGACGTGAAGGACTACATGGACGAGCGCTTCATGAATGAGACCGGGAAGAACCTGCCGGAAGGTTGGAACTTCAAGCAGGACGGCGAGACGAGCACAGACAAGTGACGCGGTCTTAACTCACCATGACGCACGCTGAAGCCGCCAAGATCATGAACACGCCACCGACAGAGCTGGATCGCTTCTGGTTCAAGACGCGTGGCGCATGGCTGGAGTATCGCAGGATCGTCGGGCCAGGCGGGATGCCTGAGCGGCGGCAGGTTCGCGAGCACACGATTCACGGCGTATCGAACTGGGAGCACTGCGGATGACAAAGGATCAGCTACGAGATGAGATCCGCAGTGCGGCCTGCGCCTGCGAGGAACTCGCCATCGGCCATGAGCCGATCGAAGGTGCTTCCCTCGATGAGATTATCGAGCACGCCACACGGCTGCTGGCAAATGCCAAGCGCTATAGAGGCGATGTCGAACCGGGAGAGCATCACTGCGAGACCTGCCAGTGCCCTGAGATCGAGGCGGTTGGGCTGAGGGTTCCCGAACCGAGAGCAGTTCATGAGCTGTACAACGGGGAGACCGCCTGGAACTTCCACCAGCAATGCGGCTGCGATCGATGCCGTCAGGTGTACGCGGATATATGCCGTGCTCAGGACCAGAACGATCTGCAATCTCTGAACCG